CTCATAAAATTCCTTAAAAGGGGACAGTAGGTATGTGGTGGTGTACTGCCCCCATCTAAAGATTATATCATCGTTTAAACCAGGAAGGAAGACCTAAATGTGGACGTTTGTCGAACATATTATCTTTAGCTCCCGGTGTTTTACGATTGTTATAATGCAGGAAAACTTGTACGCATTCTTTGCCTTTAAATTTTTCTCTCCAATGTTCTAGCTCACAGCCAGAATAAACTAGCATATCTCCTGGTTTTAAATCTACTTTAATACCTTTTTTACCAACTTCGCCAGACGGTTCTAAATATATAGGCCAGTCATCACCGCCAAGATTCATAGTAGTAGATATTTCACAACTAAATCTATCTTTGTGTCTTTTTAAAATATCACCTTTTTTGTAGATTCGTGCATAAGTATATGCAGGATATAATTTAAGTCCGGTTGCTTTTTCCATATCAGGTTGACATTTAAGTAATAAAGTTTCCATAGCCATATTAGAATATTGAGAATAAGTGTTCGGTATTTGACCATCTGGTTCTTCATAGTACCCTAAAATATTTTCAAATGGTGAAAAGTATCTTGCAGCTTTACAAGTATCATAAACTTGTTTTTGCATTAAAAAATAATTTGCAACAAAAGATGCTAGGTCTTTTGATATAGCTTGACGAATAATTGTGTATTTATTTTTTTTAAATGACATCTTTAGCCATTTCTTTTGGTACTGCTTGTATGTTCCAATGTATAAATCTAAATGGTTCAATTCCAAAATCTACTGAAAATTCGTGTTCTAAATAACCTGGAAATATAATTAATGTGCCTGGTTTTGGTTTTATATGAAATTGTTCGTGACCGGCCCACACACCTTTTAAGTCTGGTTTCATTTTTAATTTTGTTGTTCTTGCACCAGTCTTTGGTTCGTGAAATACGGGATAAGATGTTTTATCACTACACTTTAAAAAATAAAAACCTGATACATGTTGATTCCAATGTATGTGTGCGGAGTGATGACCACCACCTTTTTTAGCAAACTCTTGCACCCATAATTCAGAAAACATAGTTTGATATTGTGACATATCATAACCTTGATGATCTAGATACTCCCAAGACTTTTGACCTATGTAATTTCTAAAATCTAAAAAATCATTATCACCTGTTAATGGTGTTGAATGATATGATCTTCCAAAATCACCGTATTCTTTTATAAATTTTTTTTCTCTTGTTCTTGCATCTTTAATATATTTATTGCTTGCTTTGTTTAATGATTTAACAAACTCTGGTTTTTCTTCATTCCAAATTGATGTCCAAAAATAATTATTTATAAACATTATCTAAAAGGCCTCCCTATATGCCATACCACAAGACTATACCTTGTGCCTGATGTTACTGGTTTAACTCTATGCCACACAAAACTAGGAAATACAATGATAGATCCCTTTGGTAATATTTCTTTACACTGCACTCTGTGTTTTGATTCGTCTCTCATGTGCGGATCATAATTTCTAAAATCAAATTCTAACTCACCACCTTTATATTCTGATCCGTCTGTCAATTGACAAGTCATAGATAGTTTTCTAATTTTACCATGTTCAGGACTGTTAGGTCTATCATAAGGTTTATCCCAACTATCACAATGCCAATCATAATATTGATTTAATTTATATTTTGTAAATTGACAAGCTTCACTTCTTTCCCATTCAAAATTCCAACCTGCAGCTTTGTTTGCTTTATGTACATATGGATGTAATTCTTTATATATCCAAGTATCATTTAACCAAACTAAATCCGAATTTCTTTTTCTTTTTAAATCTAATACTTCTTGTTTGTTTAATTTTCTATCCCCATAACCACCGGTTCTAGCCATGACTTCTTTTTGTTGATTAGCATACTCTATAACTTCATCACAAAATTTTGGTGTAAGCACACCACTGAAATACCAATAATAATTAGAGATGTTCATACTATTTCAAACCAGCCTGTTACAATATATTTCTCTTTAGTTTTAGCTATAATGCCTTTATGTGGATGAGTAAAGTCTGCCGGCCATATTATTAAATTACCTTTAATTGCATTAAATGTAATTTTTTGGTGGGGAAATTCTGTCCCACCACCGTTTTTTATTGTGTTTAAATATAGCATATAAACTAATTGTCTTTTTGGATATTCACCACTTCTTTCATAATGTAAATTTACATAACCTGTGTTTGCTTTATAATGTTGAATGTTAGTAGAAAAACTAGTTTTAATGCTACTATTTAAATTATATTTGTCCACATATTGTTTAGCACATTTATTTAATTCATTAAAAAAACTAACAATACATTTTTCTTTTGAAGAATTGAAAAAATAAACGTTAAATGAATTTAAGATGTCTTGTCTTTTTTCTTTATACTCTTTACTATTTTTGTAATAACTTATGATATCATTACAAAGTTTAGTTGAAATTTTATATTCTTCAATAAAATTAAATGTATTCATAAGTTATTGTTTGTATAAAATTTAAACTATCCTTTTGATTATTTGTTATGTAATACATATTAGTTGATGGAAACATAATAAACATATTGTTTTTAAGTGGTATATCCCAAGATCTTCCTTTACGTCTGTTATCTTCAAAGTGTATTCTGACCATACAGTCCTTAACTTTTACACCATATAACAACGTATAATCTGGAGAGTTACGCAGATCTACTGGATCTACGTTTATTAAAGGTTTTGAATTTTCTTCTGGTTTGTAAATGTTACCCCAAGTTTTTTTGTTAATTAAAGTAAATCCATAGTTTAAATTTATATGATCTCTCATATAAGTGCTCAACATATCGAATGTTCGTGAAAACGAAAAATCTTTGTTTTGAATTACTGATTGTAAAATGTCTTTTTGTAATTTATCTCGGTCAATGTCCCAACCTTTAGGCATCGCCACATCACCATAATATAACGCTATTTCAGATAATACTTTCTTTTGCATACCACATACCTTTTTAATTTATGCTATACTGTCTGTCAAGTCCCAGGACTGGCCTTCTTCATTCCACTCATAAACCCATCTGTGAGTGCTAGCTTCGTTTTGTGAAGTTTGCTCTGCAGTTAATGCAGGGGCATCGCCGATTGGTGATTTCCAAGAAGCTGATTCAATATGTTTTACCCAAGAAGCATATGGTTTTTTAGGCCAAAAGATTTGATCATCTTCATCCCAAGTATAACCTATGCCTGCATAGTTTCCTCTAAAAGGTGTTCCACCTAATTTATGTTGATTATTTTGAGTATTATAAGATGTTTGAATCCACATCTGAGCAGGCCAGTTGTTGTGATGTTCTAAATATTGTTGCCCTACTCCTTCATCTTCAACACCATCAGCATTTAACATCTTATCATTATCCATAGTTAACACTTGAATAACTTTTCCGTTAGCTCCTAGTTTTGCAAAATGTGCCATAATATTTCTCCTTATATATTAATTTTTAAATTCAGTAAATACATATTAATTTTGAAATTTATACCTTATTACTACTATACCGGATCCACCTGCTCCTCCATTTGTTTGATTTGGTGAATTAGGTCCACCACTAGCAGCTCCACCGCCTCCACCAGTATTAGCTGTTCCTGCAACACCCACAACACCTTGAGCTGGTGATGTATATTGACCACCACACCCTCCACCACCTAAACCTCCTTGACCATAAGGACCTGCTGCTTGTGGGGCTGGAATATTTGTCCATATTCCTCCTCCGCCACCACCAGAGTAATATCTAAAAGAACCTGACGGTTCACCATTTGAACCAAAAGCTGTTGGTAAACCTGCACCTGCTCCTCCTGGTCCCCCACCTACTGGTGCTGAACCACCAGAGCCAGCTGCCATAGCTCCACCACCACCACCTGAATTATAAGTAGGACCTGATCCATTACCTAATCCACCTGGATTTCCTTGTGAAGGAGTAACCGGAGGTGTGTTCCCATTACCTGCAGTAGTATTACGAGCCCCACCACCTGAACCACCAGATCCTGCAGGCAATTCAGGAGAACCTGAACCATTACCATACCCTCCTCCTGCTGATGTAATTGTTGAAAAAACTGAAGATGAACCTTGTGTTCCGCATTTAGTACCTGAACCAACACCTGCCGCACCTCCACCACCAACTGTAACAGAAATACCTGTGGCTGATGTAATAGGAATAGCACACGTTGATCTTAATGGATGTCCTGGTGCACAAGAAGGTGATGTGTAAGTCGTTGCGGAATACCTAAATCCTCCTGCTCCTCCACCGCCTCCAGCTGTAGAAAAATTATCTCCACCACCACCGCCACCACCAGCTACTACTAAATAATCTACTGTATTTGATCCAGCAGAATTACCTGCATTAGAAACAAGAAACGTTCCTGGTGATGTAAATGTATGAACTTTAAAATCTGTGCAAGCAGTTGTAACTGTTCCTCCTGTGGCTGCAACATATTGTGGACCAGGAGCTTCTGATTGTAGACCAGACTCAGTCACTAACCAACCTTTTGTTGAATCAGCATATACTAATGTAACTGCGATACCCTCTTGAGTTATTATAGAATCTTGTGCTGCACCTCCAATGTTAGATCCATTTCTACCTATTGTTAGATTAGCTGTATCAAAAGTATTTGCATAATCTTTAACAGCTACAATATCCCCAGCTGAAGGTGAAGCTGGTAGTGTCACTGTAAATGCCCCACTAGTATTAGTATCACAAAAATATCCTTCACCAGATACTGCTGTAAAGGCGGTTGTTTTAATTGATGTTTGCCAATCTACCGTGCCAGTTCTACCAAAACCTGTTTGACTCGCGCCACTTCCTAAAGCGATAGTATCTCCACTATCTCCTAATGTAACAGTACCACAATTTGTTCTTGGACTTATTTTATTTACTTTTATTTCACTCATAATTAATTTTGAAATTTATACCTTATTATTACTATACCTGAGCCACCATTACCACCCGTGCTGTTCCACGCACCACCACCGCCACCTCCGGTGTTAGCTGTTCCTCCACTTCCATTAATTGTGTCTCCGGCTCCACCACCCCCATTTCCACCGGCTCGTGATGGACTTGGTGGATCAACTCCACCACCTCCGCCGCCACCATAAGCTACAGCAGATCCTGTAATACTTGTAGACGCTCCATCTCCACCATTACCACTATCAGTACATGCTAAACCAAAACCTCTAGCA